GTTACAGAGTCGCGCAGGACGAAATAAGTCGATATGTCCGCTGAATCTTTGGGAATCTTTAGCATTAGTATTTCCCTCCCGACTTATCACCGAAATGCGGTTGATTGAATCTACTGACTGCTCCTATGTCTGGATAGCCGACCATGACGGTCTGCCCCTCGAATACGCCTGGGAATCCTGCTGTGCGGTCTATGTTGTTGGTGAGAGCGAGAGTGAAGTCGCTGGATGCCTTTGCAACCCACGGATCGGTGTCGTCGTCAATCAGTCTGCAGAGTTTGCCGAGATCGGCGTCGAAGGTAGCCATCTCCGTGATTCCGACCACATTGTTATTGCAGGCATAGAAATGGTTCCTGAATAAATGTATTCCGTTGGTGCCCCCGCCAGTATCATTAGTAATACCGTTGGTGCATCCACCGATAATACAATTAGTTATACGCATCTTGCCGCTAGTCGGTATCACGGTAATGAGGATGCCATTGGTGGCTGCGGCATAAATGCTGCAACGATCGACTATCATGCCTCCCGTCGCGGTCATCGTGCTCGATATTCCACTCGTCGCAAATGACTCAATGACGCATCCGGTTACAGTGAGAGCGGAGACAACCGCCACCCCAATAGTCCCGCCGATGATATGACAATATATGACATCCGAATGCAATGAGTCGCCGGATACGACTGACGATGCCCCCGTATGAGATTTGAGTCTGCACCCGATTACGATGGTCGGATGGGCGGTGGAAAAACTCAATGCTCGGGCATTGGTATGATTCGCCGTGTTTTCGATCCTGCACAATATGATCTTGGTATTCCCGGAAGTGGGCCTGAACGCCCCTCCCGTGGTCACACAAGCACTCGTAATGTCGAGATTCGAGAAAATCTGGTGCGCCCCCGTGACCGTGATCTGTCCGGTCGTGAATGTAATCAGGGGCAGGTTCACTCCGTCCTGCAATGATCGCGGAAGCGTTATGCCATCGTCCAAGTCTCCTATGGATGCCTTATAACCTCTCCACCAAATCAGGATGAGCGTTGTCCCTGCCGCAGCAAATGCTCGTGACGTAGTTGTATTGGCGTAGGTTCCCGCTTTGATATTGATCCTAGTAGAAATCGTCATCGTTTGCGAAACAAACAGCGATGTAACTATTACAAGACTGGCCCACGCGCCTCCGACCTTGCAAGTCGCGGCACCCGCAGATTCACTGACGGCGGTAGTAAGTCCAAGTTTGTGCGTGGTGATATCCACAGTAATGGTGGTAGCATCCCGCGCATCCACCTGCGCCACAAAGGTCGCGCCAGTAGCACCTGCCGTGGTGTAGATACTAACCCAGTCGCCAACAAGGACACCATCTGTAAGCGGATTCTCGCCTGCTGTGGTGAACACTCCAGTCGCGCGGACGAACGTGCCGGCTGCGTATGTAAACGCAGCGGCATCGGCATTCGTTGAACCGGCATTCAAGTCGTTGCCGGTTGTCTGCATATAAAAATCAGTCCATGCCATGAGCTACCTCGGTGAGCCGTTGACCTGTATACCAGCGGACACAGCGGAAACGGTACTTCCCACACCAGCAACAGCGGCATTCCAACCCAGTGCCGTTTAGTCTGCGGTAGTGATGCTCAGGTCCGTGTCCGCGCCAGCACATCAGCCACCTACGCAATAGTCAGAACACCAGCTGAACCGTCAAAGTCTATGGTAAACGTCTCACCATTGGCAAGAGTTACACCACCAACTCCGTAGTCCCAGTAACCGATTAGTTCATCATTTGAAGCTGTGTCACTGTAAAGGACTACGTAACGGAAGTTTGCCACAGCACCAGATGCAGTTAGTACTAGGTCAGCACAGACTAACTTTGCTGTACCAGCAGTCTGAGTGAAACTGGTGGTAGTTACCTCACGAGCTGAGAGGTTTGTGTAGACAACCTCAGTCAGATCAGAGAGTTGGTTAGCTGTAGCCACAACAGGCACTACAGTGGTTAGAGCTACCTTTAACTGATTGGTGGCTAGGTGAAAAACTCCATTTCCAAGATTTAAGACGAATTTATCTATTTTTACAAAAGCGGCCATTTAAGTCTCCTAGTTCGATTAAAAATTAAATGAACTAAACATAGCGCCAGTTATCCATCGGTTTATCGTATTCAAGTTCCTTATATTCTGCTTCAACATCGTTAGGGTCTTCTTTAGGTGAAAAGTAACGCTCTCCAAGTTCAAGCATTTCGACAAGGTAGGCCTCAGCATCCATTAAGTCCCAGAGGGCTGATCGAGGGAACATGAGCAGTTGCTGCTCGAGTTTTTTGATAGTTGCACAGGATGCGTTGTGATAAATGTAGCCACCTCGGTAGTAAGGAACAAGTTCTTTGATTCGGAGCTCCTTTTTAGTTCCACCTCGTGCGGAGAGCCAAATAAGTTCAAAGAATGAACCCCTACGGAACATTTCATTCTTAATCGGTTGCTTGATGAATTCATTTAGAGAGGTCTCCTCAATTCCTATGACCTTTGCACCGAGACGAATAGCCATTCCAAACATAGCATCGTAGATCTCATCAGGGTACATTTTAGCAGATATTGCATCTCGAATATAGACCTTTGCGCTATTTAGGTCAATCCCGATACCGACTATAGCTGATTCCGCAGAATGAATCTTGACAGTTTTCGCAGGGTCGAGGATAACCACTGTTTCAATGTTCTTGTCTTGTTGGACTTCAATATCGAGCTTTTTAAGGTCATCTTCTGAACCATGTCGCTCTGGAGGAAGATTGTAGTATTTGAAATAGTCTTGTCGAAACACGGAGTCTTTAGTTGAAATAGGTAAGTTGCGGAGTTCTCGAAAGAACACATCTGTTTGGCCTGCATCAGAGTGTTGTTGCCACTCACGCTGGATATCTTCGTCGGACATGAAGTGAGGAGCAGTCGAGTGAAAGTCATCATCGCAAGCTTCCAGTCGTACAGAGTCCCATTCGGGAGAATCGAGAAGTTTTTGAAGAACGGAGTCTTCGTGTTTGAGTGTGTCGATGTAGACTATTTTGTAATTCTTAGCTTCCTCGCCAATTCGAGGAACGGCTTTAATAACATCTGCGTAGAGCCACTGATACCAAGCATGACGAATTTCTTCATTTTCAATCTGATCAGGGTTTTCCAAGTCGTCAATAACAATGAGGCCTGGACGGTCATTTTTGAACAAGACACCTCGTACTTGTTGTCCAGCTCCTCGTGGCCAGACCAGAGTATCATAAGCGACCCAGGCTTTCTTGCTGAATACTTCATCGAATTCAGATTCTTTTAAATCTCGTTGACGGAAATCGCCGAAGAAAGCTTTAATGTCACGGTTGTTGACCATCTCACGACGAAGATTGTCGGTTTGTAGTGAGGCTGCATCGTGACTTTTGTTGATGTAGACTATGAATGAGCTGAGACGGAATAAGATGTGACGTGCTATAAGTGCAAGTCCTACGACCGAAGTCTTACCCCATCCACGGGGAGCTGCGATGGCTACTTTCTGCGAGGGTCCATCGATTAGACGGAATATCTCCCCGTGAATGTTCTCAGCGAATGGTAAGCTGAAGCGTTCCGGGAAAAACGTCTTCGCTACCATCCTTGTTGAGACGGAGCATTGGGATAAGATATCTTCGAGTGCTTTATCCATGAACTCGTTTGGCCTCTCTAACTGCTGCTATTCGAGACCTCCAGTTGTCACGTCTATCACCTAGTCCTGGATCAGCTCTTGGTCCACCAAGAACGATACGACCTTTAGTCAATCCCCACTTTTGGTTAAGATAGAGGAGATTGTTTCGTAGTAATTTCTTAACATCGAAGTTTTCAGTCTTCTCTATGAGTTTGAATGTAGTCCGACCACGGTGGTAGATGCAAGTGTCGACTGCTAATTCAGTACGATAGCCTAGTTTACGTACTGTTAGGTTATAGTCATTGTCATCGTACATGCCCATAGCATAGTGAGTGTCGAGGAGACCTACTTTGTCAATTACTTCACGTTTAATGACTGCACAGAGAAAAGCTACGTAGGAGACAGTAGTGGTTTGACCTTTGTAGGTTTTTTCAAGGTAGTCATTGATTTCTGGTAAGGTTAAGACTTTGGTTGTTTTAGGTGCGAAGGAAGGATTGAGAGTTAAACTATGTTGAGAATCATACTGTTCAAGGTTAGGATCATGAGGAAGAGATTGAGTTAGTGGACCAAGAATTCCTAGTTTATCATCTGCATTGAGAATGGCAAGGAGTTTGTCCAACCATCTATTGGATACTGCAGTGTCATTGTTAAGGAGGCAAACAAAGGGAGATGTGGAGGCTAGGATGCCTTTGTTAGTTGCACCTACAAATCCTTCATTCTTGGTTAGTTTGATGAAAATATGGTCAGTTCCCTTTAGCACCTCTTCAACCTTAGAGGTGTTTTTAGACCCATTATCTACCCAGATAATGCGATAGGTGCCGGGAGTGGTGAATTTCTTAATGCTGTTGAAACAAGCTACTGTGTATTCTTCGTTTTCGTAGGTAGGAGTTACAATGTCACAGAGGACTGGAACCAGTGACTCTCGAAAGCCTTTGAGTACTCTATTTACATAACCATAGTCAACATTCTTAACCTTGTGTCCACTTGGATGTCGATCGTAGGTGTTACGGGTTAGGAGGGACCAGTTATTACTGTTGCATTCTTCTGCTATTTCACATCCTGGGTAGGGAGTGAGATAAGCCCAACGAGGCATTTCGGCAGCTATCTGATCAGCCATTTTGGCAGTAGCTTGTATGTCAGCTTTGGTTTCCCAAGGAAGACCAGCTATGTAATTGGCGTAGATTTTGGCACCAGCACTTTTGATAATGCGTGCTGCTTCGAGATTTTGCTCGACAGGGTATTCTTTTTTCAGTTTATCAAGGATTCGTTGGGAACCAGATTCGAAACCTACAGAGACAAGATCCCAGCCTACTTTTACGAGACGTTTAACCAATTCTGGATATTTACAGATACCATCAGCCCGAGCTGAGGCCCAGAAGGGAAGGTTGATTTCTGGATACCTTTCAATAAATTCTTCAATCCAAGGAATTTGGAGGAAGAAAGTATCATCGTGAATCATTAGACATTCAGGATTGTAAAGTTTCTTAATTTGCTTAAGTTCAGTAATGATGCTGTTTACAGTGCGTCTTCGTAACTTCTTACCAAAGTGATTATCTTCGACTGGTTGACAGAAGGTGCATTTATAAGGGCAGCCACGGGAAGAGATGACTGTGGTCATGTTACGGAACTTGGTGCCGTACCACCAGTAGGCCTTTCCACTATATTCCTTATCTCCCGAACAATCCTCGAGAGGAGATCTGAAGATGGAGCGATCTATGAAAGGTAGTTCATCCAAATTTTGAGGCTTCTCACCAGTGATTTCCCTAGAAAATGCTGAGGGATTCTTGAGAAATTGTGGAAAGGTTATTTCACTTTCTCCATGAAAAACGTAGTCAATGTTAGGGTTCTCGAGGAGTTCATTGGGTGCAGCTGTGGCATGATAGCCACCGACAAGGACTTGGGAAAATTGAGATTTGGCAAACTTGATGACCTTCATTGCTATGGAATAGTTGGAACTTTTCAGACCAAACGAGATTAGGTCATACCCTTTCATACGATCCACTAATTGCTGATCATTGCAGAGAGTCTTCATATCAAGGAAGTCAATGTCACATCCTGCTAGTTTAGCAGCGGCATAGGTCATTCCTGCACCGTGATCGTGCCAAGAGTCAATGCCTTGCTCGTTGTATGGATAAAGGGCAATTAGTAAAGTCTTCATGCTATGCTTTCTATGCAATTAGCTTCTAGATCATCAAACTGTATTTGAACACATCCTCGTCCACTCCAGGCACTTCCTCTAGCAGCTTTTATTGCCCACTCTTCACAACTTCTTGTCCAATAGTGATTAATCCATGCAATTTGGTGCACTGGAGGAGCATAATAGCCTTCGATAGGAACCTTGTTTACATTAACACAGTGACCAAAGTGATAAGAGAATGCATGAGGATTTATGATGTCTTTTATTAGATAGGGATTTGCTATGGATTTGATGATAGTGTTTGGTTCAAAGTATTGAGTAGAATGTTTGGTGAACTTCTTCATTTGTGGATCAGGAGTTCTATTCATTAGACCTGAAGACCCAAACATTCGCCAGCTGAGTGCAAGAGCTGGGTAGGCAAGGTAGTTCTTTAGAGTCTCTTTTATATCGTTGTTTTCACAGATGATGAATTCATCTTCGTCAATGAAAGCTACTCGGTCATAGTGAGGAAGATGAGAACCTTGGATGGATGAGAGGAATTTTATATAAGATTCCTCCTGAACATTTAATTCGGGTAGAGATGTTAGTCCATGGATGAGTTCTATGGTTATATTAGAGTTAAATGGTAAGTCTTTGATGGACTCAGAGATTGGAACTACACTGTCATTGTCGTAGATGAAGAAATGATCTATTCCAATAGAACGGTGATGTTCTAGCCATTCGATCAAGTATGGCTGATAGACATCCCTCATTATGGAGTGAGTTGCTATTTTCATTTCTTTATCAAACAGATATATTGTTCAAAGATCATTGTAGAATAGAGGAAGTCGAAATGATCTCCAACTTTTCGACCTATAGTGTTGCCATCGAAGTTGGTTGGAAAAAGCATGGAGGTTAACATCTGCATGGCGGTGAAAGGAGAGTCGTTATATTGCTCCATGTAAGTTGTTTCGAGATCCTCTATTATGTAGAGATTGCCAGAGTTTAATTTTGGATAAAGATGTTTGAAGGTGGTTACTTGCTGCAATCGAGTATGTCCACCATCGTCTATTAGGATATCAGGAATGCCAATGTAGTTTATGACTTCATCTAAGAATATTTTGTCAAGTTGGTCACCAATGAAGATGGTCAAGTCTTGATTGGCTATTGCTATTTTCTCGTCTATGTCTATGCCAACAATTCGAGAGTCTGGGAAGAGTTCGGTCCAGGCCCTTAACGATCCACCTTCGAGGACACCTATTTCGAGAATCAGTTTTGGATTTAAGTGTCCGATGTATTGTTGGTAGAAGTCGGCGTATTTAGCTTTGTCAGTTGGATATTTCTCAAAAGTGGACTTGAAGTTCTTCATTGTTTGATTAAATTTTGAACGAACTAACGATTCATTCCAAGAGTCGAACCACTTGTGGTTCCAGCAACTATAGAGACAGATTTAAGACGAATCTTGAGTGGATTGCCAGGAGGGGCAGTGACCACTAATTTGAGTACATTAGATGGGCCAGATTCCTGAAGTTTTGTAGTATCGAGGATTCCATCTACTGTCAATCCATAGTTAATTGCTGTGGCGAAGAAGTAGTAGGTCCCAACTATTACATTTGTGTTGAGTTCAAGAGCTGTTCCAGCATCACGAATGACCCGGTCTGCAGGGAGACTTCCAACTGGCCAGGTAGAAGGAGGAAGTAGAGAGGAACAGAGACGATACTTGATAGGATTGTCAACAGTACCTGGTGTTGAAGAGGCATCCCAAGCAAAGCTGAGTGGAAGTGTCTGGGCACCAGCAAAAGATACAAAGAGACCAAAGAAAGATGAGAGGAAGACTCTACGCTTCATACTTACTCCCTCCATAATCCTGCACGTTTTAGTACAGAGACCATCACTCGATCAATGAGTACTTCAAGAGGTTCAGGTGGGCCTGGGTCTCCAGGAACCCTTACGACTCCATATGGAGTGAGAAGGTCATTAGAGTCTGGAGGAAGTGGGACTGGTTTAGGGTCAGCTTCGACTTTGTGACCATTCTGAACCCAGCCTTGTTCAAAGGCCTCTACCATGTTAGGTTTGCCCTTGACCATCAAGAGGTCAGACTCAGCTTGGCCATAAAGGCGAGTGTAGTCCAATTTGAAGGATGGAGTACTGTTGATAGTCCAAGGGTGGGTGTTGGCAAGCTGCATTACTATGGCTTTGTCAGCAAGTGCATGGACCACTTCCTTACGTTTCCAGCAACCTTTTAGTATAAAAGTGTCAGCCATTTTGCTTTTCTCCCTTATTTTCCACAAAAGTGACATATTTATGGCTTGGGTACGACAGGATGCTCGTGGAACCAGGCAGCAGCCTGTGAAATGTTCTCGTTGAATGAAGTTTCTGCCTCATCAAGCATTACACCGACAGTGATGGAGCCATCTTTTCGACGAATTAGCATTATGAGGGATGCTATTCCAGGTGCTGCTGCATTGAGAAGGGCTACGATTCCAAGTGCAAGTTCCACTTTTAACCTCCCGATTGTAAAGTAGTTAGGGCTACTGTTAGTAAGGTTTGAGCTGTAGTCAATCCCGAGGTAATAGCCAGTCTGGTCTGTTCGTTCTTCACCGATGTCAGGTCTAGGATCAAGTTCGCTTGGATCGAAGAGAGGGCTGCTTGGACCAAAGGCTTCATTTGACCTCTGGAGACAGAATCGAGTTTGGAAATTGTCCTGGTTATCTCTACTGCTTGCAGACCTGCCTGATTTGCCTTTACACAGCCCTCTAAGATAGCTCGACAGGTATCCTCTGATATAGTGCCTTGTTTTTCTGCTTGGATTACAGTTGTTTGGACTATCCCTATTGATTTGGCCGTTGCTAGGAGTGACTTGGAGACGGTTGCTAGGTCTTCGTCCGTGCAAGCAATCATTAAGGTTAAGAATGCTACTATTGGAAGGAATCTTTTCACTTTGACACCTCTGGAGGAACACTATCTTCAGCATGATTACCTGATCGGACTAAGACTATGAGGCCAGATTGGATGGCGACTAAGATGATTGAGACTACTCTATAAAGGTCAGGAGGGAGGAGAGTGGCTAGACCAATCCAGACTGCAGTGACTGCTACGACAATAGTTTTTACTGCTGCCCAGTTGATGTTGGTAGTTCGTATTCGTACACCTAACATAGGTTATCCTTTTGGATCAAACTCGAGATGAATATGCTCGTTGGGTGTGTCTAGGTCTTCAAGTATTACATCATAGTCAAGACCAATAGCTTCTTTGATTTCACCAATGACTTCCTGTTCCCTTCCATTAGGAATGTAGTGACTACGAAGATCAAGGGCTAGGTTTTTATAGTGGAAGGAATTAGTCATATGTTTTCTGTCGTTGGCAGAAGTGATAGTGCATTCAAGATTGTGTCCTTTGAAGATGTCATCTAGCAAAGGGAAGATGTTGTAGATTTCTGGACGTAGCTCACGAAATCGAACACCTTCAGTTATGTAGATCATTCCTTTCCATCCATTCGTTCTACACGACCTAGTTTGTTCATTATAACTTGGTGATCTGCACGGTTTTCCTTAGCTAGTTCATTTACACTGGCTAGGAGATCAGACATACGTAGTTCGGAATCATCTGTTCTATGCATCTTAAAATCAGTATGATGGCTGATTAGTTCACTCTCTATTCTATCAATAGTTTCTATTAATTTTGTAGTAATAGCTATGTCAGTCTTATTCATTCTAAGGTCAACAATAGCATCGTTATGTAACTTAATAGATGCTTTATTTAACTTATTATCACTACTCACTTTCCACCATACAAGAATGAATAATGCTACAGAAGTAAGAACGGCAAATAGATCGTGAACTGTAGTGAATATGGGCACTTTGTCATTTTACCTCTTCGTTCAAAATTTGAACGGTCTCTTCACTATCACCATCATCGTTATCATGGCCGCCTTGGGACCCATCGCTTCGCTCTGGCCCCTCTAATTGCTTAGCCTCAACTTCAATGACCAAGCCATTTTCCTTTGCAGCTTGAATCCCTCTCCGCTTGAATTCGTTAAGTTCTTCCAATGTCAAAGTGGTCGAGACGTGCTGGGAGTGGATCTTGGTTGGTGCCCTAAGACCGGAAAGTTCGAGTAGAACAGTGTTGGCTGTGTCTCTTTTATCACGTAGGGTGCACTCACCTGATTGGTCGTCGAAGATTTCGTGATAAACTTGGAGGGCCTTATTAGTTAGGACCCGAATTTTTTCTGAAACTTTTTTTGCTTCTTCGTCACGCTCAAGGCGGATTTCAGATAACTTTTTCTGACCGAGCTCGGAATTAAGTGTGTTGGAGACAGTCTGTGGATCTATGTTGAGGATCTCAGCG